GTAGGAGTATATGTACCTATGTACAGCTTACCATCGTCATATCCTTCGTATCCTATAAACAGGCCACATATCATAGTTAATGTCATCATTCGCATACCCTCTTTCTATACTATATATATCGACAGCCTGCATGATATACTTTAGGGAATACTTTATTATTTGTACACCCCTCTAATTGGGGGTTTTTGGGCGGGCCGGGAAACCCCCCTATTGGGGGGCTTCTGGCATATCAAAGCATGGCTGAACTACTGTACGTTCATTCAGGTGTACGACCGTACAGGTTATGATACCTGCGATCATAGCTAGGCCGAGTATTTTCAAAATCCGTTTTTTCTCTTTGTTCATTGTTGTCTCCATACAACGTTGTACATATTGACCACATCAACCACACGCCTACCACGTATCCTACTACGATAGACAGAAAATCAATTTGAATTAATCCCATGAATCATCCTCCCATTGTTCAGCGTAATCATCGCCACCATACAAGTCTTGACATTCTTCATAGTACGTCGGCTGTCCATCGTCGCACTGCTCTAATAAATCACCATCAGGCGATTGTACACGGCTATCATATACAATACCAGCTAGAATACTATCAAATTCTGCACTATTAAATATACTCATCTTATTCTCCGTTAATGAATCGTACTCTTAATATGTTAGCCGCTACACGTACACCGTCAAACTCTTTTTCTTCTTGACAACATAACAGATAGACCTGCAATTTAGGTGTATCGAATTTGTCAAGCACATCATACAAACTTGTTACCATGTAATCATTCATTATTCTACTACCTCTGGGGACATTTCCTGTTCATGACATCGTACCATAAAATCATCCTGTTCGTCAAGCCATAATTCATATTCGGCTCGCGCTTCGTACTGCTCTAATTCGTCGTAGAATGACATTGTATTTTCCTTAAAGAGTGCAAGGGGTGTAACTGCTGAACACTGATACAACTATAACACAACAAACAACAACGATCAATAGTAATTCTTGGTCTGATTCTCTCATGATAACTTTTCTCCTTTATTAGTATATCGACATTGTACGCTGTAAACTTTAATAGGTCAAGAGTTAATCTCAAAATCTTTCATTTTCTCCAGATACATCGCTCGGTATCCGTCTTGAGTTTTTACGGTAAGAAGCGTTTGACCGTCAACGGTTTTCATTTGTTCTACAATTCCCGTTCGTGGTTTGTTATTGTAAATGCAGGAGATGTTGATAGTCTTCTTGGTCATGTTTACTGTTGGGCTTTTCATTGTGTTAATCCTTAGTTATTGGGTTTTCTTAATTATACTATACTTATCGGCATTGTCAAGAGCAAAAATTAACCTAATCCCCAAACGCGGTTTAGATCGTAGCTATTCTGTAATGTTCGCATTACAAGGCCGTCATCTTGGCAAAACTTGCCATTCTTAGCGTATCCGATTACCTTGTGAATTGAGGTATCTACTACAACTTGTTTGTTGTGAACGTCTACTATTCGGTAGTCTGTATTGCAGATAGTTGATTGTGATAGTTGAAGATTCATTTTAATTTTCCTTATAGAGTTAATTGTTTGTTTCTTATACTTATATATAATGCAACTACTGTGCCATTCACGATATTATTTTAACACTATAAATATAGGGATATTTGTATTCTCATTATAAGACACCGTATGCAAAATGCTACATTCTTTGCAAAATGCAATGCATTATGCTACACAGTATACTTTTGTACAGTAGTTTTGGCGCTTATCGCGTTAATTTTTCTCATTTTAAGACTGTCATCTCAGCACCCCCAATTCGGGGGGTTTTTTGGGGGGGGTGTTTTAGTACCAAAAATCGTCTACCCTTTTCTGAAGGGAAAATCGTCGGGTGGTTCAGAAACAATAAAAAAATCAAACATAAAAGTATTACCCAAACCTCCCCCATTGCCCCTCATGTTGTCTTTTTTGCTGCACGAAGTGTATAATCCTTGTAGGAGAAAACATTATGAATGAAGATAAAAAACAATTAGAATGTAGTTTATACTGCAAGGCATCAGCTGAGTTGCAAAAGGATGTAGAGCAAGATCTGTCAAAAGCTGATGGTAACATAAAGGACTTACTGGGAAAACAAGATGAGCAGCAAGCAACTGAAGACGACTCTTGCAACCATCACTGAAAAATGCTTTGTAGATAATAACGCGCTTCTAAGATTAAATGGTTCTGAGAGTCTGAGTTACGAGTACAAAAGGCATCATGGGTTTGATCCATGTCTTAGCTGTCAATGTAATGACTTTGAATGCGTATTCTCAGAAGATGATAAATTCTATTATAGATTAGAACATTTCAGTAATTCATCACTGACTATGACTGAAATTGGTATAGGTGAACTTTCTGGTTCTAAGAAGCAGAGATATATTAAAAGAATACAACCTATAGTAAGATTGTCTGATGATAAAGGCTTAATACATTCGCCCACATTCTACTCTCCTGATTTGGATGAGAATTCTTTCTTGCAGATATCTACCATGACTTCTGGTAACTTATCTGAAATATTATTAGATCCCCATGTAATCCCCTATACAGATGGTGAAGCTTGCAGATCTCCCCTGTATGTACAAACTGACTCTCTTATTGGTAGATTAAAAGGAAATATACAAAATATAACAATTGAAGACATAATTGACTTATTAACCTCTTTCACTAAGTCTATACATCTGAAAGCTTATAAAATATATATTAGCATGTTAAACTGTAAATACATTGTCTTTTCACAAGTTAAAAAACCTAAGCGCCCTATTAAGGGTACGCTCACTTGGTCAGACGATGGTAATCTTAGACTATATAATGGTAAAGCATGGTTACTAATACAAACAGAATTAGAAATGAATGAAAAAACTTAAAAACTTATCTAAACAAGAAACCTTTGATATTATAGATATAGTAGTCAATCGAATAGCCCCCAAGTATACCTTTAATGGTTATGACATAGATGATATAAAACAAGAGTCTTTTATTATATGTGTTGAAGCGCTAAAGCGTTACGACAACAAACGCCCACTAGAAAACTTCCTCAGTGTTAATCTCAGTAACCGATTAAAGAATTTTGTACGTGATAACTTTGGACACTCAAAAGACGTAGAGAAAAAGAAACTCCACTCTCCTGCTAGTATTACTACCCACATAGCTAACTCCTACCACTATTATGACTTTGATGATGAATACTTAGATGTTAAAAATATGATGGATAATATAGAAGAAAAATTGCCCCCTCAACTTAGAGAAGATTATTTAAAATTCATAAACAACGTATATCTCAATAAAAGTAAAAGAGAAACACTTATCAAGATAATTAAGGAAATTGCTGAAAATGAAAACGGGTAGAATATCTAAAGACGAAGAGAGAACGATAACTCGCTTAATTAATAGTATGACCGTAGAGGACATAGCTAGCCAGCTTGATAGGAACGTAACCTCTGTTGAGAATTTTATTAAAAGAAAGCTCAAGGTTGGCTTATCTAAAATAGAAGCTGCCGCCTATTCCCTAGAGGATCGTCCATACTGGAGAGAGCTAGAATCTCAGTTTACTACAGACGAACTAGAACTTTTTAAATATCACTGGGCTAGGATAATTTCCCAGTTTAAGGATGATGTATTCCCAACTGAAGAACTCCAAGTAGTAGATGTCATTAAACTAGAAATACTTATGAATAGATGTCTTAAATGCAATAAAGATAACATAGAGCAAATTAATACTTATGACCATATGGTTAGGGATGAGCGCTCTCGTGACAAGGACCAACAAGACCATGACTATATAATTAATCTTGAGAGACAGATTGCTTCTCTCAGGGCATCTCAGGAGAGCCTGAATCGTGATTACAGAGAGTTACAGGCTAAGAAGGGTTCTATGCTCAAAGAGATGAAGGGTACGCGAGAGCAGAGAATTAAGCGTCTGGAAGACAGCAAGCAGAGTTTTACGAGTTGGGTAGCTAGCATGATGCAAGATCCAGAGAGAATGAAACAATATGGAATTGAAATGGAAAAAATGAGATCTGCAATGAGTAATGAAAAAGAACGTTTAGGCAATTTTCATCAGTATGATGACGGAACAGTTGACCAGCCGTTCCTAACACCAGATACAGTAAAGGATTGACAATGGACCCAGAATCACTGTTAGTAATTTTACCATGTTGGAGCATAGTCGTGGGAATTGAGTTATTAGTGTGTTGGTTTTGTATTAAAACAATAAAGGACAAAGAATGAGAAAAGCTATTATAACTGGAGTAACTGGGCAGGATGGAAGCCATCTAGCAGATTTACTTTTAGAAAAAAACTATGAGGTCGTAGGAGTTGCTAGAAGATCTAGTGTAGATACTACTCAGAGAATTAAACATCTATCTTCTAATAATAATTTCAAATTAGTCGAGGGAGACATTACCGATGTTAGTAGTGTAATTAATATATTCAAAGATAACGACAATGTAGATGAAGTCTATAATCTAGCAGCACAATCGCATGTGGCAACTTCATTTAAACAACCAGCTCACACATGGGATGTTACAGGTCAAGGCTGTCTGAATATGCTTCAGTCTCTTATAGATCTTAAAATGCTCCACACAAAGTTCTATCAAGCTTCTTCTAGTGAAATGTTTGGCAGCTCATATGATGTTAACAAGGCAGGAGAAAAATATCAAAATGAACAAACAAAATTTATGCCCAATTCCCCCTATGCTATCGCTAAGTGCGCTGCTCATCATACCGTTCGTGTATATCGCAATGCTTACGGGCTTCATGCTAGTTCTGGCATTCTTTTTAATCACGAAGGACCGAGAAGGGGTGAAAACTTTGTTACTCAGAAAATAATAAATTGGATCGCAGACTTCAAGAATTGGAAATTAAAACACGGAAACGGAGATTTGTCATACAGTAAAGACAATATACATATCAACGACTATACCTTTCCTAAGCTTAGACTTGGCAATCTTAATGCGTATCGAGATTGGGGATATGCTGGAGATTATGTAGAAGCCATGTGGAGTATGCTTCAGCAGGAAAAAGCTGATGATTACGTTGTATGCACAGGTGAGTCCTATACTATATCAGACTTCCTAGACATTGCTTGCAATATAGCTGGCTTAGAAAATTGGTCAGAACTTGTAGTTATAGATTCAACATTTTACAGACCTTCAGAAGTTGATTATCTTCGTGGAGATTTTAGTAAAGCAAAGAACAAGCTAGGATGGCAACCAAAATACAATCTGGAGGAGTTGATCAAGCTCATGCTGGATGCGAAACTTTAAAATTCATTTAGACCTTATAGATTTACTATATCATATTAAAGCATTAGACTTAACAGAGTTTAATCAATGTTTTATGATTTACTTTGTAGAAGCAGATAATCCAGACTGTGCTTTGTACACTCTGTTATACAGGATAAAATATTTAATCATGGATTCAAGCGAAGATATAGAATATAGAATAGTGTGCAGAAAACTTAAAAGTCTAATTAGAATAGACAGGATAGAATCACTATGAGGAGAGACTACAACGACGAACAATACAAGAAATTTAGAATACATGTACTTAAGAGAGATAAATTCAAATGCCAAATGCCAAATTGTAAGACTAAAAAAAATTTACACGTACACCATATTAAAACATGGGCAACTGCATCCTCTCTTAGATACGAGCCTAAAAATGGAATTACCTTATGTAAGCGATGTCACAAATCTATAACTGGAAAAGAATCCCACTACGAAACTTTATTTAGAGAGATTATCAATGGCTAAGTACAAACAAGCACCAGACTTTACTGTCATAAAAGACACTAGAGAGCAAGAAGGTTATTACTTCAGTAAGTTTAATACTTGCGCTGGAATGATTGAACATAAACTAGATACAGGAGATTATTCTATAGAAGGATTAGAAGATAAAATATGTGTTGAAAGAAAAGGATGTGTAGAAGAGTTAGCTATTAATCTAGGACAGAAAAAACATGCGTTTATTAATGAGATAGAAAGAATGAAACCTTTCCCTCATAAGTATCTGGTATTAGAATTTTCTTTATCCGATTTGTTAAAATTCCCTAAAGACACTAGAATACCTGTAAAGAATAAATCTTCTTTGAAGATAACTGGCAAATATATGTTAAAGTCTTTGATAGAGTTTGAATTATACAATGACGTACACGTACTCTTCTGTGGAGACAAGCATACAGCATTTCTTGCTGTTAGCAGCATTTTCAAGCGAATTAACGAAATGTATACAATCGGGAGAAAAACGTAATATGATTGAAAAAGACATACTATACGATTATCACAATTATAGTTGTAATATAGGATCTAGAGAAATATTTCTTCATAACCATTATGGTTCTAACGATGAAGACAATCCCGGCGTAGAATATAAGATGGCTAATACTTTTTTGAAAAACTTAAGAGCTTTAGATGCTAAGTCCTCTGATCAAGTAACAATACACATGCATAGCGTGGGAGGCGTGTGGTCAGACGGAATGGCTATTTTCGATACTATTACTATGTCAAGATGTTATGTTTCAATGATTGCTTATGGTCAAGTAGAGTCTATGAGTAGTATAATATTCCAAGCGGCTGACGCTAGATACATAACACCCAATACATACTTCATGTCTCATTTTGGTTCTAGTTCTGCTAACGGAGAATACTTAAACGTTCAAAACTGGATTAAGTATGAAAAATATATTAACGACATTATGCTAGAAGTTTATGCTCGTAAATGTATTAAAGGAAAGTATTTCCAAGAAAGATACGAAGGCAAGCCAACTATAGGTAAAGTAAAGAACTTTTTAAATACAAAATTAAAATCTGGAGATTGGTATATCAATGCAGAAGAAGCAGTACATTATGGCTTCGCTGATGAGATTATAGATTCATGGGACAAAATAAAATAAAAAAAATTGATGAAGCTTGGCTGGGGTTAGAGTCTATAGATTCAGACTTTTTTAATCCCATGTCTATACTCAACGTTTCAGATGATGATTTCAATATTAAGCTAGCTTGGCTCATGACAAGACCTGAGTATCTATCTTTTATATGTAAAGAAATATTGAACGTTCAGCTACTTCCATCTCAGGCTTTATTCTTAGAAGAAATATGGAATAGAAAGTTTCCGATGCTTATTGCTAGTCGAGGCTTTGGTAAGTCTTTCATGTTATCTCTGTATGCTGTTCTTAGAGCGCTCATATTGCCGCGCAGAAAAGTTGTTGTTGTCGGAGCTGCATTCAGACAGTCTAAAGTCCTATTTGAGTATATGGAGACGATATGGCGAAATTCACCTATGCTTAGAGATATATGTGATGGAGATAGCGGACCCAGACGAGACACCGACAGATGTACGCTTCGTTTAAATGATAGTACAGTTACCTGCCTTCCTCTTGGTGACGGACAAAAGATTAGAGGCCAACGTGCTAATGATATTATTGCTGATGAATTTGCATCTATACCTAGAGAGATATTTGAGAATGTTGTAGCTGGTTTTGCAGCTGTTAGCGCAGATCCTGTAGAGAATGTGAAGAGATTAGCTTCTCAGAAAAAAGCAGAAGAATTAGGTGTAGAATTTGAAGAAGAACAAAAAGAAGTAAAAAAAGATAATCAAATTATTTTATCAGGTACTGCTTACTATGATTTTAATCACTTCGCTACATATTGGAAAAAATGGAAATCTATTGTTCAAAGTCGTGGTCGTTTAAACAAGTTGAAAGAGATTTTTGGAGAAGATCCACCTGAAAATTTTGATTGGACTCAATATTCCATAATAAGAATGCCATACGAGCTTTTACCCAAAGGCTTCATGGATGCAGACCAAGTAGCTCGTTCTAAAGCCACTGTGCATACTGGTATATATCAAATGGAATATGGCGCTTGTTTTACTAGAGATAGCCAAGGCTTCTTTAAAAGATCATTGATTGAATCTTGCGTAGCTTCAGAGGATGGAGGCGTTACAGATAAAGATAATAACATTGTTACTTTTGACTCAGTACTTATGGGTGATAAAGATAAGAAATATATATTTGGAGTTGACCCCGCTTCAGAAGTAGATAATTTTAGCATTGTCGTATTAGAGATTCATCCTTCTCATAGGAGGATTGTACATTGTTGGACTACAACTAGATCAGAACATAAAGAGAAGGTAAAAAAAGGTTATTCTACTGAAACAGATTTTTATTCCTACTGCGCAAGGAAGATTAGAGATTTAATGAAGTTGTTTCCATGTATACATATTGCTATGGACGCTCAAGGAGGTGGAGTTGCTGTCATGGAATCCTTACACGATAAAGATAAGATTAAAGAAGGAGAAGTAGCTATTTGGCCTACTATAGATGATAATAAAGAAAAAGATACAGATGGAGAACGTGGTCTACATATTTTAGAGATGTGTCAGTTTGCTAAATATGATTGGCTAGCTGAATCTAATCATGGCATGAGAAAAGACTTTGAGGATAAAGCATTGCTGTTTCCAAGATACGACAGTGTTTCTTTGACCATATCAGAACATGAAGATAATACAAAGCTAAGAATGTTTGACACATTAGAAGAGTGCGTACTAGATCTTGAGGAATTAAAAGATGAACTATCTATGATACAGATGACTCAGACTACTTCTGGCAGAGATAGGTGGGATACTCCACAAGTAGTTGTTGGAACAGGCAGAAAGAGTAAAATGAGAAAAGATAGATACTCAGCTTTACTAATGGCTAACATGGCTGCTAGAGTTTTACAAAGAACTCCAGAGCAAGCTGATTACGAATTTTATGGAGGTTTTGCTACTGAAAGTCATAAACCAAAAATAGATGAAAACATGTACACTGGACCATCTTGGTTCTCTGATCAGATGAAAGATGTGTATTAATTTGTATACAATCCAATTAACAATTCAATTGAGGTTAAAACATAATGCCTAACGATAATATGATAACTTGGAACGATGGTGACGAGGTTAGTAAAACAAATGCTTTCTCAAAGTTCTCTGATAGCGTGGAAGCTTACACGGGCCTTAACAAGTCTCAAGGTAGCCATTATAGGCATTTTATAGACATCGAGCCAAATCGCTCTGTTAAACCGGGGTTCACCTCCCAAGACTACTATGCCTTTAGGCCAGATGAAGCTGTTCCTCAACAGCAGCGTAGAATTATTAAAATGTGTATGGATGCTTACGACAAGGTTGGCATCATTCGCAATATAATTGATTTGATGGGAGACTTTGGAAGTCAAGGTATTCAGATTGTACACAGAGATAAAACTGTTGAAAAGTTCTATCAGCAGTGGTTTAAAAATGTAAATGGGAAAGAACGCTCTGAAAGATTTTTGAACAATTTTTACAAGACAGGTAATGTCATAGTTCATAGGAGCTATGCAAATATTACCCCTCAATTGAAACAGTATATGAAAGCTTTGTCTAGCGACATAAAGGTGGAAGTGCCTCAAGCTCCAGCTAATGAAATACCTTGGAGATATAATTTCTTTAACCCGCTGACTGTAAAAATGAAAGATGGTAAACTATCTTTATTCATGGGACTACAGAACTATACCATTACAACTAATTCATTTTTTGATAAGTTTAAGGCTGGAGAAATACCTAGCCATGTTTTAGAAACTCTTCCTCCCGCCATGAAGCAGAGTCTGATTAGAGGAGAAAAGGAGATACCTTTAGATCCAGAAAGACTTAGCGTATTTTACTATAAAAAAGATGATTGGAAACAATGGGCCAATCCTATGATATATGCTATTCTAGATGATATTGTTATGCTAGAAAAGATGAGACTTGCAGACATGTCTGCTTTAGACGGTGCTATTTCTAATATTAGATTGTGGACTCTGGGTAATTTAGATCATAAGATTTTACCTAATAAATCAGCTATTAATAAACTTAGGGATATACTTTCTAGTAATGTCGGTGGAGGAACTATGGAACTTGTTTGGGGTCCAGAGCTTTCTTTTCAAGAATCTAGCAGTGAAGTATACAAGTTTTTAGGTTCTGAAAAATACACCTCAGTATTGAATAGTATCTACGCTGGACTTGGCGTTCCCCCAACACTTACTGGCATGGCTGGTAATGGCGGTGGATTTACTAATAACTTTATATCACTTAAAACTCTTCTCGAAAGATTGCAATATGGTAGAGACCATTTAGTTAAATTTTGGGAAAAAGAACTAGAGATTGTAAGAAAATCTATGGGCTTTAGATATAAGGCTCATATTCAGTTTGATCAAATGACTTTATCCGATGAAGCTTCTGAGAAGAATTTGCTTATACAGCTTGCTGATAGAGACATTATTAGTCACGAGACTCTTCTTGAAAGATTTAAAGAAATACCTCAAATTGAAAATATTAGACTTAAACGTGAAATCAATAAAAGAGACACCGTTGGTCCTGATAAAGCAAGTCCTTTTCATAATGCTAATCATAAGCAAGACATGGAAAAGATTGACAAGCAAGGAAAAATTAATAAAAAGAATCAACCCAAACAAGCGCCTGCACCTGAGCGAGAAGAAAAAGCTTCTGATCCTAATGGTAGACCTTTATTCAAAAAGGACGATAAGCCTAGAAAACGAAGAGTTGATAATCCTAAGTCTAAGCCGGGAGTGGCAGAATTAATTGTATGGTCTGACGCTACGTGGTCTAAGGTTAGTGATGTGGTAAATACTGCTTATCTCAATACGAGCAAAGCGTCTAATCTTAGACAGTTGACTAAGCAGGACGTTAAGAATATAGAAAAATTAAAATTAGATATATTCACCAATTTGGATGTACTTTCCGATGTAAGCCAATCCTCTATTATTAAGGTCTTAAAATCTGGTTTAACTACTCCAAAATTATTTTCCGAAAAGTTACATGCTAACAACATATCTCTTGAAGAGATGCCTATCGACACGTATCGAAAACATGTGGTGGGAACATTCATAGCAGAACACATTGAATAATACAGTATTTTCACTTTTTTGTGTATAATGTTGTTGAGAGGTGAGTATGCAAATATATAAACAAGAAATTCAAGACGGTATCGCTGACGTTGTTCAATCAACCGCCAGTATAGCATACTGTATGCCAGCAGTTGTTTGCAGTGAATCAGAAACTATTGATAACGCTTTCGCTCATCAAATTAAGGCTGAAAGCTCAAATCCTAAACAAATAGATTTATTCTATCTTAAGTCAGTTTTAGTGTCTACTGGTTGGAACAAAAATGATGATGTGTTTGACGCTGACGCGACTTGGGATGCTAGAACAACTCCTGAAGATAAACAATTCAATCTTATGCACAATGAGAACGATATCATTGGGCATATAACTGGTAGCTATGTTGTTGATAGAGATGGCAATGTAGTGAACGATGATACTCAGCCTGATGATTTTGACATTATCACGGAGGCTGTGTTATATAATAGCTGGACAGAACCAGATAATCGACAACGAATGACTCAAATTATTGCTGAAATTGAAGAAGGCAAATGGTTTGTTTCTATGGAGTGTTTGTTCGCTGGATTTGACTATGCTTTATTAGACGAAAATGGTAATGCAAAACTTCTTCAACGTAATGAGGGGTCTGCATTTTTAACTAAACATTTACGAGCCTACGGTGGTACTGGAGAATACGAAGGCTACAAACTTGGTAGATCATTAAGACAGATTTCTTTTTCTGGTAAAGGTCTTGTATCTAAGCCAGCGAATCCTAGAAGTGTGATACTTGATGCTAGTCGAGCTTTCTCTCTAAGTTCTAACTCAGATATTTTAACTACTTTTCCTAAAGGAGAAAATGACATGTCAGATACTAATCTTTTAGAGAAGCAGCTTGCGGACTTACAGAGTGAGCTAGCCTCTGCTAAAGAAGAAAACAAGATGCTTGGTGAACAAGTCGAAGCTGCATCTGCTAAAGAGCAAGGCGAAACTATTGCCAAACTTGAATTAGCAGCATCAGAAAAAGACGAAGCAATTAAGGCTCTTGAAGCTAGCGTTGCTGAAAAAGAATCTTCCATTGTTGAACTTCAAGAAAACCTTGAAGCTAAGAATAATGAATTCATCGAAAAGATGAAAGAAATGAAGAAAATGAAAGATGAGAAGAAAGCAGAGTCTCGTAAGGCTGCACTTCTTGATCTTGGTTTTGACGCCGAAGAAGCTGAAGAATCAGTTGCTTCCTACGAAAGTTTTGATGACGCCACTTTTGAAGCTATCATCGTCGCAATGACGAAGATGGACGAAAAGAAGAAGGCTGGATACAAAGCTAAGATGGAAGAAAAAGAAAAAGAGGAAGACGAAGTTAAAGCTCGTAAACCTCTCGCTGAAGAAGCTGAAGCTGAAGCTGAAGAAGCCGAAGCTGAAGTAGCTGCTGAAGCTGCTCTTGAAGAAGTCGAAACCACTGAAGCTACCTTAGTTGATGCTTCAGAAGAAACTGACGAACTAGAAGCCACCAGAGCGAGTGTCGCTGAATGGCTTGAAAATAACGTACTTAGCAAATAATTAAAGGAGAAATTAATTATGGCTCTAAAATCAGATAGATATGAACTCCAGACTGACATTAGCTTTTTCTACAATGCTGCTGCGACGACTCGTGGTTGCGTTGTATGTCATGGCGGCACGGCAGGAACTGGAGCAGCTATGGATCAGGGCGCAAATCTTTGCGCAAAATCAGCCTCTAGTTCTGCAAAGGTGCTTGGCATCTTGTTGAACGATGTAGTTGACAAAGACCTTACTCGTACTCATCTTAATCAATATAAGGATGAAGTACAAAAGGGTGGTAAAGTTACAATTCTTCGCAAGGGCTATGTAGTAACTAGTGATGTTACTGGAACCCCAGCTGCTGGAGATGTAGCTTATCAGTGTGAAACCACTGCTGGCAACGTTGCCACAAGTGGAACAAATGTCGTTGGTGCTTTCTTGTCAGCAGAAGATGCTGATGGTTACGCCAAGGTCGAAGTCAACCTCCCCTAATTTAACATTCTAAGGAGAATAATAATATGCCTATTAATGAAAGACCTAGTGATGAATTTATCAGTCTTCTCCGTAAATCCGGGGACTCTGATATTAATGTAGCACAAGCTGCCCAGCGTGAATTCGCCAAGGCTCTTGAGCTTCCACTCCGAAAGGGTGTCCTTGTCGGTAACATCCTCGGAAATATTTTCGAGACTATTAACGTAGAAGCTGGTTCAACAACTGAGTTTCCTCTTGATCTTATCAGTCCCGGACTCGAAGGTGAGCATGTAGCTTATACTAATCCCGGTCATGGTAGAATTCCAGAGCGTTCGGTTGAAAGTGATTACGTCATGATTCCAACGTACAGCATTGCATCTTCCGTAGATTACCTTCTACGATATGCTCGTGAAGCACGTTGGGACGTAGTGGGTCGCGCCATGCAAGTCATGGAAGCTGGCTTCGTTAAGAAGATGAATGATGATGGATGGCACACGCTATTAGCAGCTGGTGTTGATCGCAACATTCTTGTTTTTGATGGCGATGCAACTGCTGGCATGTTCAGCAAGAGACTCGTTTCTCTCATGCAAACTGTTATGCGCCGTAATTCTGGTGGTAACAGTGCTTCAACTGGTCGTGGTCGTCTTACTGACCTCTACGTATCTCCAGAAGCTCTTGAGGATGTTAGAAATTGGGGTCTTGATCAAGTTGATGAAGTTACCCGTCGTGAAATCTACACGGCATCTGAAGATGGCGCACCAATAACGCGTATCTTTGGTGTTAATCTTCATGATCTTGATGAACTTGGAGAAGGTCAAGAGTATCAAAGCTTCTTCACCTCTGAGCTGTCTGGTAGTTTACAAGGCAGTGATCTTGAGCTTGTCGTTGGTCTTGATCAGTCCTCCAATGATAGCTTTGTAATGCCCGTTAAGGAGCAGTTGTCAGTCTTTGAAGACCCAACTCTCCACAGACAGCAAAGAGCTGGCTACTACGGCTTTGCAGAGCTTGGCTTTGGCGTTCTAGATAATAGAAGAATTATCCTTGGATCATTCTAATTTTATTGTCTGAATCCTAATCAATTAAGCCACCTCCATCTCTTGGGGGTGGCTTTTTTGTGTATATAACAATAGGTTACACCCCCCGTGTTTTGATTACTAGGAGAATACAATATGGCTGCTATATCGGATTATCTTGAGAAAAAACTATTGAATTTCTTATTTAGGTCAGGAACTTTTGAAAAGCCTATTAATGTATCCTTAGCACTATTAAACGAAGTACCAAAAGATAACGACACAGGATCTACATTTGTTGAAGTTCCAGAAAAACGAACTAATGAATCTGGAGCGGAGCAAATCACTCAGTATGCCAGAGTCTCTTTAGGTAAACCCTTAGACAATGGCGACTCAAGTTGGTCAGCTCCCGGACAAGATCCAAACTCCGCTTATTATGTATATACTGATGAAGTAGATAATTCAGGATATTTTTATCCTTTATATCTACAGCAAGTAAAAGCGCAGGGAGCTGGAAACGGGTCTACTACTAGTTATACTTTTGAAGAGTTTCCCGGAGTTTCATTTTACCAACCTGATGGTGTTGGCTCTGGTGGAACGGCTTCTGATACCAATCCTGATCCATCAGAAATAATTTACAGAAAGTATGATGGAAATGGTTTTATACAAAACTCAGAAAATATAACTTTTAGCCAAGCTGGTAAAGGTGGATGGGGAACGATAAAAGCTGTAGCAATTGTTGATAGTAGTGAATATGGACAAGGTGATATCCTTATGTACGCACCTCTAGAAGTAGAAAAGGCAATTGGTGAAGGTGATGTTGTTCAGTTCATTCCATCTCAACTAGAAATAAGCTTAAAGTAATATGAAACTATCAAAAAATGTCCTTGTTGATAACATCAAGAAAGATATATTAGATAATAGCGTTGGCGCTATATCTCCACAAGACATACGAAGAAACTTTTTAGATTTAATAGATTCTGTTGATCTCTTAACAGAATTTGGTAATCTTGAATCTATAAACTTTTCTACAGTAGACTTGCGAACTACTAGAGTTGGTTTAGAAACTTTAACTAAAAGAAAAGTTAGAGGATACAATAGCGTTGACAATGTAGCTTTAGGATTTGGCTCTCTTAAATCTCAGATTGATGGTTCGCAGAACACAGCTCTTGGAGCTTTTTCTTTAACCTGCAATATGTATGGTCAAGATAATGTGGGTATTGGATTTCACTCTCTAGGCAGTACCATTAATGGTTATGCAAATGTGGGCGTTGGTAGCTTCTCTTTAAACAATAATAAAGAAGGTAGTTTCAACATAGCGATTGGACACGGAGCTGGCTATTACGTTGATAGAAATAAAAGCTATCAATTTTTTGTTGCATCTCATCCAATAGACGAAGATTATATTTGTAGCAATAAAGGTGGTGCTGGACTCGTACCCTTACTCCTTGGAGATCTTACTTCCAATAGTCTCAGGCTTGGTGTAGGTATTAGAGATCTTCACGATGGAGCTACGCTGCAAGTTGGTGGACATACGCATCCTTCTGTCACTTCTTCTTATGACTTAGGATCTACCTCTTACAGGTATAAAAATATATATCTAACTAGTGTTATATCCTATCCTAATAACGACTCATTTTCTTACAACACATCAAGCAAAGAATTTACTCTTTCTAATAAACTTACTGTTAGAAGTGAAGTTGTTATAGATGATAGTTTAACTGTAGATAAAAACATTATTAGTAATACTGGATATATTTCTGTTGGTCGTCATGTTTCTGCTACTTCTGGTATCTTCAGTGATGGGCTAGACGTTGGTGGTAGTATAATTCCTGACACTTCCGTTTTATATGATCTTGGAGATGCTCGCCATCAATGGAGAAATGCTCATATATATAATTTAACATCTAACGGTGTTGCTAAATTTAATATCTTTCAAGCAGAAGAACAATCTCATTTTAGACATAAAACAATATACTTAGCTTCTCAGTTTGAAATGGATGGATTTGACGGAGGTGGTGTAAGCGATCTTTACGAGTTCTTCGATCCTAATCAAACGGAGGTAACTCCTGATGAACCTTTACAATATTTAATGGACGAAGATCTTGAGGGAGCTGGCTTTAGACTTGGAGCGAGCGGTGTTGACTATACTCGTTCTTATGATCTTACTTTCAAACCTAGAAATACATCTTGGCGAAGCCTGTCTATAGACGATGCTTATTCTAGATCTGCTTGGTTTTCTACAATTAGCATAGAGACAGCTGCTGGAAGACATGTAAAGACTGATAGAATTATTAACGGTGGTAGCATAGGAATGTTTAGCTATAATGCTAGACTTGGTATATATCTTAAGGGTGGTAGAGCTTTTGTTGGAGATGAGACAACAAGCGCTATAGCAGGAATAGCAGATGTAAACTTTATTGCTTCAGAATCTGACCAAGAAGAGCATGTTGTTTCTATACAATCTCCAAGCTCTGGTGTTAATACATTCTTGACATTCTTAGACAATACTTCTGTTGCTCAAGGTATTCGTGGATTTAAGACGGGTTATATCAGCGATTCAGAACTGTCACCTCCAAACTTTTTCAACAAAGAAGAAAGCCAAAGACCAAACAGATATATTATATCATCTTACAATGACACAGACTTTGCTAAACGATGCTTTACATTACTTCAAGATGAGACAGAAGGTTATGTTGGCATTAGCAATTTTGATTATTCAGAGTCCATGCTTCCAGACACAATCTTAAACGTAAGAAGTACTGGAAATGCAATATGTAGACTCACAGCTGAGAATGATAGTGATACTGAAGCTAGCCTAGAATTATTAGCATCCAAAAACTGCCAAGATTATGGAGCAGCTTTTCAGTATATAAAAAATAGTGGAGTATTGAGAGTCAATACTTTCTATGATGGCATTGAAACAAATGTTCTTACCATTAGCGATAATGAAGGCACAGTTGCAATTCTTAATGATAAGATGGCAACTAATGCTATGTTATCCTTGGGCAATGACAAGCATCCAAACGCACACTTGTCGATGCGTCATTCTGCGCAGGTTCCTACTCCAACAGAAGATTATGGACAGGTATTCACTAGAACTATAGAAGGTTTAGATCTACAATCAACTCTATTATCTTTCATGGATAGTAGTGGTAATTTGTTTAATGTTGACATGACTGCTTCTAGCGCTGACGGTTCTATTATTGATAAGCCTCTTGGTTTAGACACTAGAGGTAATACATTTGGAGGCGTAAGATGTCCATTATCTAGGTCTAATCTTACAAGTTCTACAAAGAACAATACAGCTATTGGCTATGAAGCTTTATCTGAGTTGACTACTGGCATTGATAACACAGCTATAGGATATAAAGCTGGCAAGCATATTAATTCAGGTCATCATAATACATTTTTGGGATCTACAGTTGGCACTGCAAATCAGAATTATGCTATTCTTATTGGTACTGATTTGACAACTGAAACTGATGGAGAAATAAAAATAGGTCATGGGTCTTCTCCACTCATTGAAGGCAAAGCTCATGGAGATGCACGATCTTTAAATGTTAATTCACTGTTAATAGCCGACAACCTTAAAAGTAAATCTGGGCTTATTGTTTCTCCAAATTCAAATCTGACTATTGAGGGAGAATCTACTAGCTCTGTTCAGACATTGCTTGAGTTTAAAACTGGCACATCTACTTCAAATAATATATCTTATCTTAATAGTACGTCTAGATCTTTGACTATTAAGGGTGACATAAGAGTAGAAGGCAAGATACTATTTGGTAACAGCACTAAAATAGACAATGCAAATTTCTTAGATAATATTACTAACAACTCTAGCAGGATAGACACCACTAATGGAAGAATAACTAATAATGAAAATGCATTTAATAATCTTAAAAGTTCATTTGATTCTCTATTAATTGAGGGTGTTGTAGAACAAGATATATCGTTTGACGATTTGCCAACATCATTTTCAGATACGCCCTTACAATTCTATATCAAGAAAAAAGTCATAAACTCATCTGGAAGCCTAGTAGATGCTCCTTCTTCTGCAAGTGATCCTAATTTAGTTCTAGTGGTTTTAAGAGATCCTTATCTATCTGTAAGGAAAGGCGATTATATAATAGCAATGAGGGTCAATGGTGAGTACAGACCTATTACTATTACCGGCGCTCCTTAAGGAATAGGTAAGGCGGGACTATGACAACTACCACAACTCCATGTCCAGAACCAAATCCAACTCCTGATTGTGAAAATGGGACATTAGTCCCAATATATCATCCAGTTACTCAATGCTTGATTGGTTATAATTGCTTAGAAGATACTACTACTTCGACCACTACTAGACATCCACAGTCTTGCGAAGTAGAAGATAAAAATTGTTTTAGAGAAGAACATAGAACAAGAAGAATTAGAGCCGTCCCCAAACCTAATCCTTATATAAACTATATAGTTTCAACTACAGCGATTCCCACATCGACTACTACGACTACTGAATCTCCTTATCCTCAAG